CCCGAGTTGGCTACCTCGAGGAGATCCGGATACCACGACCATGGCATGTAGGTGTGGGAATACAGTTTCCATAATGACGAACCCGCCCACAATCCGTCTTTTATCATGAAGTCCCCTGTCTCCAACGGCAGTGTGATTGTGTCCGGAGTATAGAGCTGAACCTTGACCGCGTTGGCACCCGCAAACGACGCCTGACGCACGAGTTCAAGCGCATACTCGAGCTTCTGACAGTGATTGGCGGACATTTCAGCAATGACAAAACACGGGTCGTCTTCGCTTATGTTTAACAACGCACCATATATATCATTCATGTATAATGTTCCTTTCCCAAATAAGTTCAAACGCTTCCGCGAGTTTAAGTCCAATTTGACTACCCCGAAGTTCTGCATAAATTCTGCTACCGCGGTGCTCATGCCTGCCAGACTTGAATAAACCTAATTTACCGTATTCATTTATTGTTGCTACTTTTGCCCCCATGTGAGATTCAGACACGTCCTCGTACACGTCTGGTGCTACCACGCCGCCAAGTTGACCGAATGACCAGTCACTGATAACAGGTATCTCGTAGGACAGTATCTTGTGTATGTTTGGGTAACACTTGGGGCGTGCGGCTATCAATGTAGCTTCTGCAACACGTCTGTGGTCTATGTTCAAGTCGTGGATCAAATGCGTGTATACTACCTCAGGCTGAACCCGTGTAAGAGTATCCTCAATACTTCTCGCAATGTCAATTAACGGCAAAGTATCGGCAGCGTTA